CGGCCGAGCACGATGGGCGACTTGATCTTCTGCCAATGCGGACACTGTGCACAGAGGCCGGGGTTGTAGTCGTCGAATGTAGCGCAGAGATACGGCCCCTTGATACGGCGTGCCTTAGCTTCGGTATCGTCGAAGCTGTACTCGGGATGGTTCTTAGACACCGCATGGACAGCTACATCGGCATCCTCGCAGTGCACGGCGATGGACAGTGTGGCCCGCCAAAGCGGCTCGTCTACCTTGTCTTGCTCGGTCGCTGCGTATTGCAGCTGCGCGCACCCGTCGGCGCGGCGCAGTATGGTGCGAAACCGGCTCGTGCGGTTCGCCATGAGAAGGTCTTGTGTAGCGTTCCGCTGCATCGGCATATACGCACGGGGCGCAACCGCGTGTTTTGCTACGCCCAGCAGGTCGCTCATCTGCGCGAGGGTCATCGTGTTGTTGGCAGCTTCGGCCAACACCGCTACCGGAAGCGGCGGCTCTCCCTTGTGGTTGTGTGTTCCCGGCACGCGCAGAACTCGGGCGGCGTCGGCAGCAACCGACGTATCAACCCGGAAGTTATGCTGCTTGCATAGCGCCTTGAACCTATCTGCGACCGGCTGCCACTCGTCGCGGCTAACAGGCCGATCTAGCGGCCAATACACATGCAGACCCCGCCCGCTGTTTACGATCAGCGGTTTCGGCAAAGCCAACCGACGACAGAAATTCTGAAGCTGCTCCAGCGCTTCAGTCTGGTCAGCGAAGCCCTTCTCCTCCCCACAATCCAGATCGAGAAACAGGGAACGCATCTGGGATACGTTAACGGCTTTGCGGTTCTCGGTCGTCTCGAACGTAGCCAAAGCAAAAAATACGTTGTATTCGGACTGATCCAACCGGACAGCAGCTGCGTACACTTCGTCGATAGTATTGTAAAACTTCTGAAGTTTTCGCCCCGTGCCCTTCTCAATAGCAAGCACGCAGTAGTGCCCACTGTCACCCAAAACTCGGCGTAGAAACGCGGCTGTTTTCATTAGCTTATACTCCGCAGATGGAAGCGGCGGGGAAAGCCCCGCCGCCGTAGCACTAGGTGCCAGATGAATTAATCATCCCACGCGGATAGCACGTCGCTGAGTTTGTCCGGTGTAGCCGTGCTGGTCGCCTTCTTCTCGACGCGGGCCGGCGCTTCTACCTCACCGTCATCGTCTTCGTCCTCCACCGGATCCGGTGCTTTGGCCGCCGGTTTCGCCGGTTTCGCCGCTTTAGCGGGTTTGGGCGCCTCGCCTTTCTTGGCGTCGGTCTGGTTCACCGTCAGGGTTACGGCGTCCATAGTCTCCTTGGTGTCGAAGTGCTCAAGTACTTCCTGCAGCTCTTCTTCTTCGAGCGGACGAACCGGCTTGAAAAACAGCTTCGGTGTCTCGCTGTTCTCGTCGAAGTACATCTGCGTCACCAGCCCCTGCGTGGGCATGTTGTTCTCGGTCAAGAACTTAGCATAGGCTTGCAGCGGCATGTTGCCGTTAACGGATTCGCCGAACAGTGAGGTGGCGGGCACTTGCAGCTGGTAGATTTTGCTGTAGTCGCCCTCAAGACATACTGCCAGACGCGCGGAGAAACGACAGGCGCGAGAGTTACCCTGCCCAGAACCCTTGATGTTCATACGGCAGTCGCGGCACGCGTTGCTCTGGCGCTGATCTTCCGGCACTTCCGGCGCAGGGACGTTCGAGTCCTGCGACCAGCAGGTAGGCGGCGCGGGCTTCTCGGGATCATAGGCACCCTCGAAATACGTACGCACGACACCAGATGAGCGGACGATCACGACGTTCATAGAACCGGAGCTGTTGACCCGCGTCTGCGTGCCGCCAACGATCTCCCGGAACCGTCCGCCACGAATGCTGATACGGCGAGCGGAGCCGCCGCCACCGCCGGCGAGTGCTTTGTTGGTCTCCATGAGACGAGAAAACAAGTCGCTACTCACAAGCGAGTTGCTTTTGAAAGTGGTCAGATCAGTCATTGGTGGTCTCCTTTGTTTTGGTGGCTGCTTTGTCTTTCAAAAGCGCAAGCTCAACCTTCTCCAAGCTAAACCGGTATGCGCCTTTGAGCTTGATGTAGGCGTCGGCGGGGATTTCCCCGCTGCGAACCATGTTACGGATTGTGCCCTCGGAAACCGCAAAGTATGCGGCGACATCCTTGAGTGTTACGTAGCCGGACTCCATCATTTCTTCCTTACAGTTATGACGTACTCCACGTCGGTGTTGAGCCCCGGAGGCACCGCTTCCGGGTTCTCCTCCAGAAACTGCTTGACGGCCGACTGATTCAGCCGCTTCTCCAAAAACTCCGGCACGTGGTGCTCAAAGATGAACGCATGCATGGACTCCCAATCGCTGGTCCAGTACCGGGTCTTTGTGGTGCGGTAGAACAGCCCTGCCGCAGTGCGGACGCTCTCTACCCCCTGCTCATCGCAGTAGTCTAGCAAGCCCCGCTTTATGGTGTCTAGCTGGTCAATGAGGACTGCATCCTCCTCTTTGAATTTCTTTGCCAGCGCAGCGCGTGCGTCCCGCACTTTTAGATAGGCGCGTGTCAAACGCTCTACCGGCGACTCTTCTCTCTCGGCCATAGCAAACTCCCTTTGCTAAACAGGTCATATCACTTACTAGCATATGATACGCTAGTCAAGCAGCTCTTTGTATAGATCGAGTATCCTCCCGTGTACGTCCAGCCGCCTGTCCAGCATGTCGTACAACCTCCGCTCGACCTCGGAGCTCTCCAACTGCACTACCGTGCACTTGTTCTTCTGGCCCGACCGATGCACGCGGGCGTTGGCCTGCGAGTAGATCTCCAGCGACGCCGTCGGCGCCCACCACACAACCGTGTCGGCAGCGGTTAGCGTAACCCCATGCGCAGCGGCCTGCGGCTGGATCACCAGCACGCGTGGATCGGTAGCCGTCTGAAACCGGCGAAAAATGTCCGTGCGTTTACCGGCCGGAACTTCCCCCGATATGGTCTCGGCAGTGATGCCGTCGGACGCCAGTTTATCCGCAAGCATGCGAATCGTGCTCTTGAACGGCACAAACACCAGCACCTTGTTGCTGCTCTCGTCAACGACCTCTTTCAGCACCGCGTAGCGTGGGCCAATGTCGAACTCCAGCGTGTCGCCTTCGTCGGTATACACAGCACCTGCTGAAATTTGCAGCAACTTGTTCATGGCGACAGCAGCATTGACGGCAGTGACTTCGGCACCGGCTGCCTCTAGTATCAAGTTCTTCTTGAGCTTTTTGTAGAACTGTTCCTGTTGCTTCGTCATGGGCACGTGCCGTTTTGTGTAGAGCATGTCCGGCAGGTCTAGGCACTGCTCTTTTGTAAACCGAATAGCCGGCTGCAGGACGCGATGCACTGTCTCGATGGCGTTTGGTTTCGGTTCCCACTTAAACTTACTGAGCTGCGTCATGACCATGTCTTTGAACGCCCCGGCGAACCGAGGCACCGCTGTCGGGTTAACTAGCCGCGCCAGCCCGTATGCGTCTATCGGCGACTGCGCGGCCGGAGTGCCCGTCATGAGCCACAGCCACGTGTCATCAGTTACGAGCCGCCGGAGTGTTTTCCACCGCACCGTCTGAGTGTTCTTATAGGCGGACGCCTCATCAACAATGATGAGATCGAAGCCGCCGTTAGCTATCTCATCTTCTGCGATCTTCACACCGTCGTAGTTTATGATGACGAACTCGGCGTCGCCGCGCAGTATCTTGCGGCGCTTTTCGGCGGAGCCATACGCGATGTCTACGCGCCGGTGCATAACGACTGAGAACAGGTCCGCACGCCATGCCGAATCCATAATGGAAATCGGGCAGACAATGAGCACGCGCCGCACTTTCTTTTGCTTCATGAGAAAATCAGCCGCCCAGATAGCGGCTGCTGTCTTGCCCGTCCCCTGCTCGTTGAAGCAGAACGCCCGCTTGTGTAGGGTAAGAAACTCGGCGGTCGCCTTCTGGTGGTCGAACGGTTTGTACTGCCCCGGCCAGTCATACCGACCCGAGATCGGTGACGGGGTTTTGATGTTGAGGTCACGCAGCGCATGAGTCTCGTCTACACCCCAGTGCACGAGGACCTCGTCAGGTCCAACCTCTTTGCTTTTTGGGATGACAGTAGTGACGCGTTTTGGATTGCGCAGCTTCAAGAGCAGCGCACGATTGTCTACGATCTGCATTGTAGTCTCCTTGTTATGCCGCCCGCATAACTACGTCTTTTTCTTAGGCGGCTTGCTCATTGCGCCTCCACGGGCGCGGTTCTTACTGGGGTCTTCGAGGCGGTATCCGTCAGAGTTTTTACCGCCGTTAGCCAGCGCTTTCTTATGGCTCACATCTTTACCGTTACGGTCGATGCCTTTTTTATCCACCGCACGGCGAGCGCGCTGACGTTCCATGCGGCGTTCATGCTCACCACGCTGACGCTGCTGAGCGTATTCTTTTTTGTACGGGCGTTTCTTGTTGACGTAGGGCATGACACTAGCTGTTCTGACCGTTGTGCGGACATTCTACCACAGGACAGTGCTTTCGGCATAGCCCTGATGGCTTCGGGTTCCACACACCGGTCTCAAACGCCTTCTCAAGAGCGGCGTACTTCTTGAGCCACGGTGCCCACAAGGTGTCATGCTGTTCGCGCCCGTAGTCAGCGTTCACAAACGACTCGGCGATCACAAACACAAGCCCGGCTTTGACGCGCTGCACTTCGGGGAAGTGAGCAAACAGCGCAAGAGACATAAGTTCTAGCTGACCTTTGTCGGCGTAGCGTGCGGACTTGCCGGTCTTGTAATCTACGATCCACGCACGGTCGCCGTCAATGATGGCGAGATCGACAATGCCACGGAACCACACGTTCTTGTCGAAGAACCCACAGGGTTCGAAATCGGCGGTCAGTCCCAGCTTAAGCTCGCAGTGTTTCGTGCCCGGCTTGGCCTTGATCGCGTCGAGCGCGGTCTGAGCAAACGAGAACCGGCCCGGCAGAGGCGTGTCATCCCGCATGAACTCCTCGGCGGCTTTGTGGAACTCGGTCCCATACCGCGTTGCCTCTGTCTCCTCGAAAGGAAACTCTTTGAGTACGTTGACGTGATAGAACTGCTTCGGGCAGGTCTCAAACGTCTTCATGCGGCTGTATGACCATGCCCCTGCACTCATCTCACTCTCCGTATCTTGTTCCGACGTCTGACTCGCAGTTGACGGGTAGCCCCTCGGCCCATGCGGGCGTCCAACGCATGCACTGCTCGATATATTGCTGTGCTTCCTCGGCGTCCTCTCTACGGACACAGCATACAACCGAGTCATGAACAGTCAACACTACCCGATACCGCTTGGCAATGCGCAGCATCTGCTCGCCTACAATGCAACGTGCTAGTGCTTGGGTGACGTTCTCTACAACCTTTCCGCCGTATATGTGGTTTCGGCCGTTACGCGTCTTGTATGAGTATTCGACACCACGCTCGCCCTGCTCTCCCTTCAAGTTCGGGTAGTTGATGTACAAACCAGACGGGAGCCGGATGCCGTTGCGCTCGGCGGCTACAGTCAAAACGCCCTCGCGGCCAAACTGAAACGAATCTCCCTGCGCCATGTAACGCAGCATGTGGTCAGCTTGTTTCCACAATCCGCTGATGTGGTAGTTGGAGTGCCGGTAAATGTCGATGATGCGCTTGGCCTCGTCCAGCTCGACCTCAACACCGGCTTGTAGTTTTAGAAACAGCTGCAGCTTGTGGTGTCCTACGCCGTAACCGCAGCCGAGTACAACGACTTTACCTATCTGGCGTTCCTGCTTGTCGATAGCGTCTATGTCCTTACCGTATATCTTGGACGCCATAGCCTTATACACGTCACCGTTTTCGGCGAAGGTCTGCACCACGTCGTCCTGTTCGGCGAGCCACGCGAGCACGCGCGCTTCAATCTGAGCGGAGTCGGCGTCGATCAGAACGTGTCCGGCAGGGGCTACGATGGCTTTCTTGATCTGCTTCGCGTTCGGCCCCCGGCTCGGCAGGTTCTGGAGGTTGATCTTATCTGAGCCGCCCCATCTGCCGGTGTGGGCTGCATAATACCTAATGGGGACCGGCAGCGGACCGCGCTGTGCAATATCAATGAACCGCTGCGTGCGGGTCTCTTCGATGGTAGATTTGTTGCCCAGCCGTGCCGCTACGAGCGTCTGCACGCGGTCATCCTCGTGCTCGGTCAACGCGACGAACTCCTCGTCGCCCTTCGCAAACGCATATGTCTCCTTGCCCGTCGTCGGGCTTATCTTCATCGGCGGCTCCACGCCGAGACCCTGCAACAACTTGGCAAACTTCGGGTTAGACATGAGGTCTTTCTTCTCGGTGATGCCGGCCTCATCCAGCAACGCCTGCTTGCGCTTAACCACCTCGGCTAGGTGACGATCCAGATGCGCGCGGTCTAGTTCAAGCACAGGATCAGTGAACATGCGCAGGGTAATGTCTATCAACTTGAGCTCGTCGCTCGGGAACTCCCGCATCATACGCTGAAACAGGTCGTAGGTTAGCTCTACGTCATTGACGCAGTATGCACCGTAGCGGGCTAGCTCGTCCGGCTC